GTATAAAAGTCCCACATTTATAGGTAGGGAAACGAAGGCTCTAAAAGAAGCTATTAATACGTTTGGGTTTGATAGGTTAGTAGGAGCTTTTTACGGGGGAGTAAAACAGGGACATAAAGACGTACACGTAATGTATATTCTAGGGGGTATTAATTCATACTTACCTACATGCCAACGGCCTGATCTGTATGCTAGCGTAGTATTGTATGGAGATTCAAAGATTAGACATCTTTGGAGAATTATGATACACTTGGAGACTAAGTGGTTTCCAACCGCATCAGATAAACAGAAATTAGCAAAAGCTACAAAGACGTTGGAGAAATGGAATGACACCAATTGACAAAGCGAAAGAGATGTCCTACACTGATTTAACAAGTCGTGCGGCACCTGAGGAAGGATTGTTTCGTGTGGTCTCCCAAAATTCTAAATTACGAAAGGCATGGATATTGGGGACATACAAAACATACTTAGAGGCAAAAACAGTAGCAGATGATGCCGCAGGAGAAGCAGGGGTATCTGCTTTCATCCATAATGCTTATGGTCGCGTTCTATATTCAGTAAAGGATTAGTACAGAATGAATAGTGATAGTTTTAATTTTATAGAGTCCGCCCTAATTTTTAATCTCTGTGATTCTGATAATTACAAAGCTTTTCGGCACCCCCAGAATGATTTTGCTGTGCATAGAGATGCTTATATGTTTGTTCAGAAATATCTAGATGAATACAGAGATTTTCCTACTAACGCAGTATTACTTGAAGAGTTCTCTAAACTAAGGAAAGATGCAGCAACAGTAGAATTTTCTTATGCTCAAGATGAATTTAAGAAACAGGTATTATTTAGGAAAGTTGTGTCAGCGTTTTCAGGTAATAAAGAAGAACTCACAGAAAATCCCAAGAAAGCAATGGGTAAGATATTACATGATTTAAATGATATTGAAGTGTTATATGATGAAGATGTGCAGGAGTATGATACAGGTAATCTAGATAGACTAGAGGATTGGAAGGAGCGCAGTGACCTACGTAAAATGGGTGACGGTCTCATAGGAATAAAGACCCCGTTCCGATCAATCAATACTACGGGTGTGGGGTGGCAACCCGGAGACCTCATCTCAGCATTCGCTCGACCAACGGTAGGTAAAACATGGTTGTGCGTAGATGTTGCTGCGACAGCCGCCTTGAATGGGTACAAAACACTTCTAGTCTCTACAGAAATGACTAAAAAAGCCATTAATATGCGTATGGATGTAATAATGGGGCATAAAAGCGGGTATAAACTTTCTCATAGAGCGTTACGAACAGGTAGTCCGATTGACGAAGAGAAGTACACTAAGTTTTTAACTGAGTTAGATGAGAAAAATTTATTAATATGTGATCATATAAGTGGAGAAGATAGTATTTCTCTTCACAGTATAGCTAACCTAATACGAAAACATGCTCCGGATATTACCGTAATTGATGGTGTGTATCTGGTGTCCACAGCCATGAAGAATTCAGCTTCATGGGAACAGAATCATAGTCTATTCTATGGATTAAAGAATTTGGCTTTATCCCAAGATACAACTATTATGGTATCCACACAGGCTACGAGAGATGCGGCAAATATGTTTGCGCCTCCTCGTGCTGATCAAGTAGCATTTGGTGATGCTCTTATTCGTGCTTCCGATATTGCACTTTCTATGTGCATGGTAGAAGATTCTGATAATCTCAGGTCAATACAGTTCCAGAAGTATAGAGATGGAGAGTTACCGGTCGATATGTGTACCTTTTTGTGGAACGTTGATGAAGGCGAAATAAAGGAAATAGATGACGTTTTCTAGGAGGAAAGAAATGCAATTATTCGCATGGTTGAAGCAAGATGAGGATAGTGTTGTCGTTAAAACCGCTAAGAGCAAAGGGCCGGGGAAACTGTCTGTACCGATTACGGTAGCCGATATTCGCCGGGGACGAGTTAGCGATTCTAGCGGTTACGAGAATGAAGTAGTGCTTTTTGTTAGAGCTAATAAGCTAGATCGGAAGGCACGTAAGTAATGATTGATTGGTCAGCAGTCCTGTTAAAAGCAGGATTGAATACTCCAGTAGGAGTAGAACAGTTCACCATTAGGTGTCCCTTTCATACTGACCAACATGACTCGTGTTCAATCAACACAGAAGAAGGTGTATGGATTTGCTTTCGGGGGTGTGGTCAAGGGAGTCTCAAATCGTTTCTACGAAGATATCTGAACTTATCGGGTAAACAAGTAGATAGTTTCATAGGAGATCATGAGGTTATAATAGATACCTCATTCTTCGATGATGCGCCGATTGAACTAACCACACTTCCGGAAGTAGATTTCCCATACAATATTAAATTTGTACCTGATTGGATTTTTGATAGGCAATTCACAGTCAAAACTTTGAAGCGTTGGGAATGTGGAATAACCGGACAGAACGGGTTGGCTTTTCCTGTACGGGATGAACTAGCACGTATTGTTGGGTGGGCGGTGAGAAGAGAGAAGGGCTTCCCAAAGTACCTGTATAACCAATCATTGAAAAAGTCTAAGTTACTTTTCGGTGGGCATCTAATAAACGAAGTACCACTTATATATGTAACAGAAGGCCCATTAGATGCCATGTGGTTAGATCAGGCGGGGTATCCCGCAGTAGCCCTACTCGGGGCTTACATGTCGAAAGCCCAAGCAGATTTACTACAGGATTTCTCAGTAGGGGAAGTAGTACTGTGCTTTGATAACGATGAAGCCGGTCAAATTGGTTTGGGTAAAGCCTTGACAGTCTTAGGTGAGGGTGTTAGAGTTTCTTATGTAAAGATTCCGGAGCCTTATAAAGATGTACAAGACATACGAAAGTGTGATACACTAGATATGGTTCTAAAAGATAGAAATTATTGGTAAAGGAGAAATCCATGGTAGGTATTAGTGGAATACAGAATAGAATAGATAAGCGTACTTCGTCGGAAACTTCGGCGGAACTACGAAAAGAACTATGGTTCAAAGATGGCGATCAAGCTTTCATGACCATAGTAGCAACGGGTGACGAAGATGACCCCAAGCTTGCAGATTACTGGATGTACACATTCAATGATGATGGTCGCTGGACTAGTGTTCTTGGTGGTACAAACGGCCCACTAACTTCGGTACCCGAAGGCACTCGACCTTCGCACAGGTTTGGGTTCTGGGCGTTTGTACACGACGTTCTACATACAGAGCGTAGAGTAGATACATGGGAGCCTGTAGAAGGCCCCTCCGGGCGCAAGCTGTATAGAGAGAACGTAGACGATTTCAAGATCGTACCGCTAGCTTTTGGTCGAAGTAACTACATCTGGAATCAACTTGTAGATGTTTACAATGACTGGGGTTCCCTAGACAAGGGTGTAGTACGGGTTCGTCGTACAGGTTCAGGAATGCAAGACACATCTTACACTGTGGTAGTAAGTCCTAGAGAATTAGATATCCCCAGTGATAAGCTTACTGAAATAGATGGATTAGTTCCAGTGTTGGACTATATGAATGAGCGGTACGGGGAAGCGACAAAGGAATCTGTTTCTAATGACGTAACAGTACCGGATACTGCGGTGAGTATTGATACCGCTGCGGACGACAAACTTCCGTTCTAGTGTTAGTAACAACTACAGAAGAATTCAATACAGCAATCACATACTTATCTGAATATGATGAATGGGTGATTGATTGCGAAACTAACGGGTTCTATGCCTTACAGGGCAATCAACTTTGCGGTGTCGGAGTGGGGGTAGAAGATAAAACTTATTACTTCCCATTCCGACATCAAACATTAGATAGCAATCTTGATAGTGACTTACTTCCTAAACTGATGGAAGTAATGAATACCTGTAAGACTATAGTTGGTTATAACATTAAGTTCGATCTAAAGTTTCTAGAGAAGGAAGGTTTGGCTATACAGGACAAAGACCTATTAGATGTCATTGTTATGGTACGCCTTACAGAAAGTACGAATGTAACTGCTCTAAACCTCACAGATACCCTTATACGTAGATATGGGCCTGACGCAGGGGCTTATGACATAGAAACTAAACAAGTGTTACGAAAGAATAAGTGGACTAAGGACTTCTCGCTATGTCCTCCCGATATACTTGGCCCTTATTGTGAGAAGGATGTAGCGGGTACAGCCAGATTATATGTAGATTGTAAAGATAAGATTCTTAGAAGTGGGCAAGAAAAGGTATGGCAGTTAGAAATTGATTTAACGAAGGTTCTATATAACATGGAGTGTAAAGGGGTCGTAGTTGACAATAAGTATGTAGAAAGTTCTTTAGATAAACTAACTAAGCGTAGCGAGGAAGTTCTACAGATTATCTATGGGATTTCAGGTAAAGAATTCAATGTAGCTAGTGTTGCACAAGTAGGGGAAGTCTTTTCTAGTCTAGGTATTTGTTCCCCACAGAAGACCCTCACAGGGAGGGATTCGTGGAGTGAGGGAGCCTTGGCGCAGATAAATCACCCCTTAGCGGGTTGGATTAGGCAATACCGCACATTGGCTAAATTGATTTCTACCTATATTGAACCGTACAGAGGCGTATCTACTATGCATACAACCTATGCCAACTGGGGTACCGTTACGGGTCGTCTGTCATCAAGGGGGCCAAATCTTCAGAACATCCCAAGAAACCATTTCAAATTACATAATGTGGAATTTAATACTGAGGCTGAGTTAGAAGAAATTCGAGGTAGAGTCGATGCTATTATTTCATCTAAAGGTCAGAATGTATCTATATCTGCTAAAAGTTTAGGTAAAGATGTATTACAAGCATGGGGATTCCTAGGAGATGAATCATTAGATGAAAGTGATGATAAGCAGATAGCTATTAGAAGAATGTTCAAACCAAGGCCAGATCATTACCTCGTTTCGTATGACTACTCACAGATGGAAGTGCGTATGTTTATGAACTACATAGGTAACCCAGAAATGCTTGATCTCATGAAACAAAATGATGTGGATTTCCACGGGGAAGCTGCGAAGATAGCTTTCAAAGTAGATAAAGATCATCCGGAATATAAGTTCTATAGGCAATTAGCTAAAACCATAACTTTTGGAGTTATATATGGTATTGGTAGAGATAAACTTGCGGGTCAGTTAAACACAAGCCCTAAAGAAGCAGGTAAATACAAAGCCGAATATTTTAGAAATATTACGGGGTCTAAGAAGTTTTTTGACTCTGTGGTTCGTATGGTTGAACAGAGGGGTTGGGTTAAGAGTAAATACAATCGGGTATACAAAGTAGATAGAGATAAAGGATACAGAGCAGTAAATTACTTAATTCAAGGAACTAGTGCCGATCTTTTAAGTGAACGAATGATAGAAGTTTCTAAGTTTCTAAACGGTACTAAAAGTAGGATGTTATTACAAGTTCATGATGAGATCATATGTGAAATACATAAGGATGATATATTGCTAATTGAGAAGATTCGTGATATACTACAAGAGAATAGTTTAGGTATCCCACTTGTAGTGGATATGGAG